ACGGCGAGGATGTCGAAGGCCAGGTCGTCGCCTTCGTTGAGGACCGGCGTGGGCCAGATGGTTGGCCGGATGCGCTCACCGGCGGCGTGGTTCAGGGTGACGATGGCTTCGAAGGTCTGGTTGTCAGGGTCCACGCTGATGACCTTCACGTATTCCTCGTTCGGGCCGCCGAGGTCGATGAAGACGAACTTGCCCGGTTCGAGCCCCAGGCGGTTCGCGCCGTAGGAGGCGGTGTAGACGGTCTGCGGCGAGCTGCTCCCGGTGATGGGCTGCGCCAGGGCGATGCCGTAGTCGGCGTAAGGCAAGCGGCGCGTGGCCGGCAGGCCGTAGCCCTCGTTGTTGACGAGCCAGTCGTAGGTGTTCTTGTAGGGCGTCGGAATGGACTGCGCGATGCCCATGTATTCCAGATCCTCCCAGGTCGCACCACCGTCTCGGCTGATCTTGACCAGGTAAGCCGACTGGCCGTCCGTCGTGCCCTGCTGGAGGTAGGCGTAGATGCAGCGGATGGAGGCTGCATCCTGTACCTTCATCGGGATGGCGACGTTCTCTTGCACAGCGAGCGGGCCAGGGATCTGAAAGGTGTAGGCGCCGCCATTGCAGGTGCGGTCGCCGGGCATGAACGGCTCGTTGTGGTGCGAGAGCGGGAAGACCGTGAAGGGGCCGTAGCCGAAGTGGTTGGCCACCCCCGCAACCGCCGCCACGATGCAGGCTGAGGGCAGCTTGGCCTCGATGCGGGCCGGCAGGCCCGGAGTCCGGAAAAAGCCTTTCTTCACGCTGAAGGTGAACGTCTTCTGATCCAGCTTGTAGAAACGGATGCCGGCCTGGTGGGCGCAGCGGAGCGTGCCGAAGGTGGCCTGACCGCTCGGTACGCCGGGATACGCGCGCTGGAAGGTGAACTGGTTTGCGTTGATGGCCGTGATTTGGGCGCACTCGTAGGACCGCCGCCCCGGATTGACGGCGTCTTGGGCCTCGTCATTGAAAACGACGAAGTCACCGACCTGGAACTCGCGGCTGGTCGCAGGGTTCACCGTGCAAGCAACGGTCACCGGATCGGTGGTGGCATCGATGGCGGCATCGATCGAGGCCCAGAGGTCCGCGGTCAGTTCATCGACGTAGTAGAGCGCCAGCGTGATCTCGTGCGCTCCGACGATATTCATGTTGCCCGAGGCGTCCGGCGCCACGGTCATGTCATCAAGCACGAAAGTGCCATAGTCGCCCAGCTTCGGTGTCCCGCTCAGCACGCCCGGCACCCCGGTGTCGATCAGGATCTCCTCGGGCACCGGCTCCGGCACCACGTCGGCCGGCTTCGGGCCGGTGACCAAATCGTACATGGAATCGGTGGTCGTGCGGCCCTGGATGTCGATCGAGTAGTCGCGGTTCAGCCGCCAGGAGGTCACGCGGAACTCGCCCGAGCCGCCGGGCATGTCGGGGTGCGTCATGGAGCAGACCATTCCCGGCTCCGTGTTGAGGGCGAGCACGGTGGTGCGGAAGCCGATCTGGCGCGCTGCTTTCCACTCGGCCGGCGTGATCCCGCCGAGTTCCTCGCGCAGGCGCACGGCGACGATGCGGCCGGCCTGGGACTTTGAGGCGCTGCCCGAGAGGTTGACGCTGGACTTCAAAAACAGCGGCCCGGCGCCGCCGCCGATGAGGGCGGCGTGGTCGATGTCGTAGACCGTGATCGAGTTGTTGACGAACTGGAAATCCTCATCGGCAAAGTTCGCCGTCAGGTGGTTGAAGCTGGGCTTGAGCGGCGCATGTTGCAAGCTGCGGAACAGAATGTTGCCTTCGGTGAACGCCTCGACCGCCGAGGAGTTCACGCGCACGCCCACCTTCAACTTGCCGAAGGCGAAGGTGTAGTGGCCCAGGCAGTTCATGAGGACTTCCTGAATCCAGTCCCGGAGCGGCTTCTCCTCCTGGAGCACGCCACGGAATTTGAACTGCGTCTCGGTGCCCGTGCCCACCAGCTTCGTCACCTGCTGATCGCAGATCTGGGCGGCGGCGATGGCTGCGTTGACATCAAAGAACTGCTCGCAGGTGGCGGTGTCGGCAAAGCGCAGCCCACGAGCGCGGAGCAGCATGTTGATGGCGATCCAGACGGGGTTGGTCAGCACCTGCTGCGCGCGCACGCCGGGTGCCGTCCACACCCAGCCGCTCAGGCCTTGCCGGACGACGGCCTCGAGTTCATGCTCGCCGAGTCGTGAGAGTTGAAGCCCTTTGGCATCTGAGCGCCGCAGCTCGAGGAAGGCCGTGCCGGCGGCGTAAACCTGCTTGTAGTCCTGGCCGAGGGAGAAGTATTCGATCTCGCCGGCGGGATCATTGCCCAGGACCTCGCGCAAGCCGAGCGAGCCGGGATAGCCGTGATGGTACTGGCCGTCGAGCTTGTGGCCGGCCCCATAGGCGCCCAGCGGCCCTTCGCCCACGATGGCCAGGGCGTCGTAGAAGTCGCTCTCATCGCGTCCGGCGGCGAGTTTGGCGTTCACCGGCATGTCGGAGTCGGTGTAAATCTCGGGCACCACCTGGTCATAGATCGAATCGGCCACCAGCGACACACTCGTGATGGTCGAGCGGCCGAAGCCCCAGACGCCGGTGGAGTTGTCCTTGATGCGGACGCCCTGCGGCTCAGCCAGGATGCCGCCGTAGTAGCGCTGCATGCCATGGGTCTCGCACCCGTTGGGTGTGGCGTAGCCTTTATCGCAGCTCGTATCGAAGCCGGCGTAGGGGCAACCGGCGCCGTCTTTGAACTGCTTCCAGCAGCTGCGCGAGATGCGGCGTGTGGGGTAGGGCAGGTTCAGCTCGTAGATCCCGTCAGCGGCGCGGACGTGGAACTCCGGGCCAGAGTCAAAGCTCCAGTCGATGATCTCGCCCTTCCACAGGTCGAGCTTGATGCCGGTCGAGACATGGAAGAGCGAGAACTCGAGCGCCGCTCGATACAGGTCTGCGTCGTTGGCGAGCTCCCGCATGACGCGGTCGGCGTTGCCGAAGATGAACCGGGCTTCGTCGGCCTCGTTGCCGATCGACTGCGAGATGCCGTCAAACTCGACGAGGCGCGCCTGGTAGAGCTGGCCGCCGACGGTGCAGCGGCGGTCGGAGACGTAGATCGCCGGATAGCCTGGCTGTTTCGGAACAATCTTGATGAGCGGGATGATCTGCTGGACCTGGGAGAGCAGGGCGTCCTTGAGCGCCTGCGGCGGGAATCGCGTCACCGTCTGGTTCAGCGCGTGGGTGGGCGAGGAGGCCGGGATCTCGATGAGCGTCACGCCGAGCGTCGAGACCGCATCCGTGAGCATCTCCCAGGAGAGCGGCTCGTTGGCGAACCGGCAGGTGTAGGCGGTGGTGCCGAGACCGTCGTCGTTCGGTGCGTTGTAGGTGAAGGCCCCGTAAGGACCGTACTTCGTCTCCCAGAAGTTGCGGAGCGCCACCCGGTCGGAATTGCGCAGCCACTGCTTGCGGACCAGGAACCGCTTCGCGCCGTTGCCCAACACGAAGCGCTGCTCGATTTTCGCATTGCCGCTGCCGAACTGATGAATCACGACGTCCGGTTTGAGCGCCCGGCCGTGGGGGTAGTCGGGAACGATCGGAAACGTGCCGGAGGGCACGATTTCGGGCACGGCGATGTTGCCGATGTAGTCAGGCATCGCTTACCAACTCACAGCGGGGCTCCTGGGAACTTGGATTCCGCCTCGCTGTAGACCCGCGTAATTCCTGTGGTACAATCGGTTCGGATTCGCTCTTGTCCGAACTTGACAAAGGAGGCGGTCATGAGCCTAAAGGACTTCCAGCAGGGCCAAATTGATGCTGAGAAGCAGCTGCAGCACGAAAAGGAAGGCCACGACCGAGGCTTGCTGGACACGATCACCGGGAACAAGTGCCATCACGAGCCTTCGAAAGCCGAAGACAAGGATCACTACGAGCAGGGCTTCTGGGAGCGATACAAGAAAGGTTGATCTCGGGTCAGTGTTGCCTCACATCGCTCGCGGTACGCCGTTGACTGATCTCCTTCATTGCAGCCGCATCCTCTCCGCGATGACAGGCTCGGCGGCCACGACGGCAAGCACCATCTCCAGCCGCAAGCCGCTGATGTGAACACAGCCGGCAAAATCAGGCCTACGCGAGAGCGCCCATCGGATCTTCCCCACCCACCCCTCTGCTCGATCTGCTATAGAATACCGACCGTGGGCGCGATATTCTTCCTAATCCGTCTTCCGTTTTTCTTGGTGGCTGTGACCGTTTATGCAACCCTCGGCACATGCGTAGGAGTCGTGTTGTGGCTGACGGCTCTCGCCTTCCTGGTCTTGGTATCGCCGCTCCTCCTGATCTCAGCCGCTTTCCAGAATAATTCCAAGATGCTCACTGAGCCCTTTAAAGAGTGGATAGAAGCACCTGCCAAGTACTTTCATCCCTACGAGAACATGTTTCACTGGCTTATACACGGCTCCTAGCCCGGTCTGGGCACATCACGCCAACTCCACCAGCTCGATTTCCACATCGGCCCGTCCCAGCCTAATCGCCTGGTTCCACTCGCCCTCGAAGCGAACGGTGTAGCGGCCCTGCGTCGCCTGGCCGGTCGGATCGTAGGAGAACCTGGGGTTCGTCTCGTACGGGTCGTAGAAGTAGAACGGTTCGGTAGGGCCGTTGCGCGCCTCGTGGAAATCGCGGAGCGCCTCGAGCTGCGCCGGCGTCAGCCGCTTCGCCAGCCGCCAGCGCTTGCGGCTGTTGGTCGCAAGCACCGACCGCTGGGACTCGCCGTTGCGGTATTCGTTGTCAAGGACCGGGTACTCCTGGCTGCGCACGAACGCGCGCGAGAGGCTCCACGGCATGACCGTGGAGGGCGCGGCATTTTGTACCGAGCCGGGCATGGCCTCAGGGCCGGAGCCCGCCGTAGGCGATCTCGAGGGCCCGGTTCAGCACCCGGTCGGCCGCTTCCGGGTAACGCTTCTTGAGCGCCCGGAAGACGATGCGGCCGATGGCGGCACCCTTGTCTTGGCCGGGGTCAAACAGGGCCGGGACGCCCAGCTCCTGCGCCAGGGCCAGGATTTCGTCGTCCGTCCGGTTAGGCGTCATGCGGGCTGCGGTCTCGGCAAGACCGTAGGCCAGCGCCAGGTAAGGCATGGCAGCCTCGACGCCCTGTAGCACTTTGGTGGCAAAATCGCGCGAGAACAGACGCGCGAGGAAACCGGCGATGACTTCCAATACTCTTTTCACAGTTCCTCCTATTGAGCCTTGCCGATGATCCAGCCCCCGAACAGCGGCGCCACAATGCGGACCAGCCGCACGAACCACCGCGAGGGCTTGGTCACCTGGGCGACATTAGCGGTGGTCTGGCGCACGTTGCCCACGATGGCGGGGGTCTCGCGTTCAATGGCCCGCATGGCCTGAGCGGTCTCGCCGGCCGTGATCTTGGCCGCCGCCACCAGCCCAAGGGCTTGCGGGGTAAGCAGCTCGACGGCGCGGTCGGTCCGGTTAAGCAGGCGGTTGAGGCACTCCAGTGACTCTGTGACCACCTGGCGGACATCGCCGAGCTCGCCGCGAATCTCTTCGAGCTGCACCAGGGCCTCGGCGCGCGTCAGGCCGACTTCGGTCTGGGTCATGTCGGCAATGCGGG